CTCCGAGTTCAACCGGGAGTATCTCCATTCGGCGATCATCCGCGAGGTCGGGAAGATGACCGGGTACACGATCGACCGTCAGAATGACGCGGATCTTCAGGCGCTCATGAAGCGTGTCTGGGTCGACGTGTCGTACGACGCCTACAAGGACATCTCGGCACAGGTGGCCGCCATGAACAAGCGCGTCGTCGAGGAGGCTACGGGCACGATCAAGACGGGCGTGCTCCAACAGCTCATCTACATGCGCGACATTTCGAAACAGCCGGTGCCTCTCGCCGTGCCCGTGAGCACGAGCACGTACGGAAATAAAATACCGGTCGATCTCAGATGAGACGCATGAACGACATCCTCTTCGGTTTCTTGATATTCTTTGCGCTCGACCGCACCGTTCGTCTGTTTAGCACGGCCGTGATAGAGCCATGGGCACAAAAAAACTACCCGGCACGCGTCGATGAGTGCAAGATTGCGTCCGAGCTCATGTGTCTTTTGGTCGCACTGGTGGTCGTGATTCGGATTCGTAAATAAAAGACCCGGGCGATATCCCGATAAGATGAACCTGAACCATTACCGCGACGAGACCGCCACGATGTGCAAGGTCAAGGGATGGGACAAGACTCCGGTGAGTGTCGTCTGGATGCTCTTCAATGAAGAGATTGGCGAGCTCGCATCCTCGATTCGCCAGAATCACAGGTGTTTTCGGAAAACTGGCCTGAAGAAGGACCGCGGGATTGACATCACCATGGAGATGGGCGACGTGTTCAGTTACCTGTTCCAACTCGCGCACATGCTGAACGTCGACCTGAATACTATGTGGTCTCTGCACCAGGAAAAGGTTCAAACCAAGTTTTATAAAGAAAATGTGAGCGCATGGTAATGGCCTCGGCGGCCCTTATCGATGACCGCCTACAGATTGACGGCTTCGACGTGTACACGTGGTCGAAGACGTTCGGTCTCCCGACCGGTGGCTTCCACAAGGATTACATGGACCACCGGGTCGTCCGTTCGCAAATCGATGAGTCCGATACGGAGTACACGCCGGTCATGGGTGTCAAGGCACACACGCCCGCGTCACAGGTTCTACAGTGCGGCACGGTGAATCCTGCACCGGACCAAATGTTCCCGGCGCGCAAGTACGAGTTTGACAACGGCGTCGTGACGTTCGTGCGTCCGGCGCTCAAGGCGTTCAAGGATGCACATGAGGACGCAGAGATGCAATGGCGAATCGGATTTATCCTATCGGCACTTGTGTTTTTTTACATCATTCATAGGACGTCCTCAAAATGAGTCGTCGAGCTCACACAGTCCCTTGATCTTCGCCGCCTCAACCTGCTCCCAGAATCGCTTCATGATGGGCAGGTTGGTCGCGAACCATTCCCGGTCTCTCGGGACGTTCGTCACGACAAACTCGTGAGGCACGTCGCGATACTGGATGAAATCACACTGATCCAGGTCTAGAATCTCCATGAGGACCTGGATTTGCGCGATGTAGTGCTTCGGCACTTTGGGTGTAATCTTGCGTGACAGCGGGCACTTGATCTCGATCAAGAGCCCATCCTCGGTGATGCCGTCGGGCGAGCCGCCGAGCCATTTGTGCACCGGGTGTTGCACGAGGCCAATTTCGTGCGACTTGCGGTTGTACTGCGCGTCGTACATGTCGCGCGCGATCGGTTCGAGCTCGGTGCCTCGCCGCGTCGCCTCGTTTCCGTCCCACTTCTTCTTTCCAACCTTCTTGACGAGCAGATCGTGTGGCTTCTCATATGGATTGTCACCGATGGCCGTCGCGGCATCGCTCGCCGTGAGCATATTCTCGCGCAACTCGAGCCATTCGGTCGAGCGCTGTTCAAAGTAGGTCGCTGCGAGGAGCTTTCGGACCTTGTCGTCCATGTGGCGGTTCCTTACCACGGAATCGAGGGTCCGTCTTAAGTACTATCTGGGCCGCATTCTGCTCAGCCTGTTTTTTGGTCGTCGCAAAGCCACACCCGGCCGGCGAGCCCTCGACCGCAACCGTGATGAAGAATGTGCCGTTTGCATGTGAGGTCACCTTGTAGTCCGGGAGCGGGAACTTGAGCGCTTGACACCACCGCATGAGTTGATCCTTGTAATTGTCGTCCGACAGGCTCGTTTGGACCTTGTCGAACGAGTCAAAGACGAACTGTTTCGCGTGCACGACACCCAAGTCAAGGTAGACGGCACCGACGAGCGCCTCGAACACATCCTCGAGGATCTTCGGGTTTGTGTTCCAGCCGTTACGGATACCCTTCTCGTCCATGAGGATCCGCTCGCCCAGGTTCAGTTTGATTGCAATTTCACAGAGGGTCGCACCCCGGACCATTTTCGTCCGAGCCTTGGTCAGGAACCCCTCCTGGCGCTCCTCGTACAAATCGAAGAGGTGCTTGGTGACTATGAAACCGAGTACTGAATCACCCATAAATTCAAGCGTCTCATACGAACCGGTGAGTCCCCGGTAGCGTTTGAGTGCCGATTTATGCGTAAATGCCCGTCGGTACAGGTCAACATTTTTCACTTTGATCCCTATAAGCATATTCAGAAAGGCCCTATCGAGTTCGGGTGCGTCGACGAGAGGCTCATCGGTCATCGGTACTCCCTTATTACACTTTAATTTTAAGCCTTTACCACCTTGGGACGCGCCGCCTTCTTCTCGACGGGCTCGGCTGCGGGCTCGCTCGCGGCACGCTTCAGCGTCTTCTCTACTACGGGCTTAATGTAGTGCGGGTTGATGTACTTCTGAATGTTCAGGAAGGTGATCTTGGTGTCGGGCGGCGGGCCGAGGAGCGCCTTCAGAGTGGCATCCAGGGTAATCTCCTGGCCCTTCTTGAGACCCTTCTCCTCGACGTACTCGTTGACCCGGCGGGTCACCTGGGAGCGCGAGATCTGCTCGGCCTCGGCCAGCCCCAAGAACGCGCGCAGCTCGGGCGTCACGTCGAGCGGCTTGTTGAACCCGTTGTTCTGCGCACGAGCCTTGACCTTCTCACCGGTCGGGTCCTCGAGGTGCGCACGAATCTTACGGATGTCCTTGTGGATAGCCTTGAGCTCCTTTGCGATGGAATCGATGGTCGCCATTATGAATAGGTGTCGACCGTGACCTTTAAGTGTGCTTCGGGGCATGATCTCGCTTAAAGCCAACATGGTATGCTCTCTCAGAATGGAGTACACCAAGCCCCAGAAGCTTCCCGACGGCCGGTACTTTCTGAAGACGACCAAGGGCGGTGATCCGGGTGCACGTGTCCTGCACCAGGTGAACGACGTGCGCAATCAGGAGGCGTTGGACTCCCGTGCGGTGACGTTTGCGCTCCCCGAAAAGGCGCTCGAGAAGTTCTCCGGTATCGACAAGGAGTTTATCGAGCAAGCCAAGAAGAACAAGGTCGAGTGGTTCAACAAGGAAATCTCGGACGAGACGCTCGAGAACGCCTACCAAGAGAGCGTGTCGGACGGGTGCCTCCAAGCGACCCTTGCGACCGTCAAGGGGAACGTGGTCACGACCGCGTTCGACTCTAAGAAGCAGCCTCTGGAGCTCCAGGACATCAAGGCGGACACGCCCCTCGACGTGCTCTTCGAGCTCGCCGGCTTGTGGTTCCTGAAAAAGTCATTCGGGCCCATCTGGCGCGTCGTTCAGGTTCGCGTCAAGTCGGTCGGCGGCGGCCCGGCGTTTCCCAAGGAATACCTGTTCGAGGACTCAGAGGAGGAGGTTGAGGATCCGACGGACTATGTCGACTAGCCAAAAAAATTGTCCCGCCATGATTATAAATGGATCGCAAGGGACTGACTATTCTACTCCTGGCGGCGCTGGTCCTCTTCCTCCTCTTTTCGCCTCAGAGCAGCCGATTCATGTCGTTCCCATCTTTCGGCCTGGGCCTAGGCCTAGGCAAGTCTTCGGGCGGTGACGTGACCGGCGCGCAGCCGGTGTCCGATTCGGCCGCCGAAATCGGTTCGTCCGGTCCATCCATGGGTGATGTGAGTGCCGCGAGCCTCATCCCGCGCGAGGTGGTTCAATCGGAGGACTTTGGCAATTTCAGCCCGGCGAACATTCTGAGTGGCCAGAACTACCTAGATCCCCGTTCGCAGATTGGCTACCCGGAGTCTCTCGGCGGCGCGCTGCGCAATGCGAACCTGCAGTATCGTTCCGAGCCAATCAACCCGCGCACGCCCGTGTCTATATTCAATCTTTCGACGATTTCGCCCGACACCATGCGTCCCAAGTTTGAGATTGAACCCGAATACCAGTGAATTAAAGACTTGACCTTTAGAGTCATCAATGAGTGAAGTCGACCCCAGATTTAAGAGCGCACTCACCGAAATGGTGGGCCTCAAGGCCCAGCTCGCTTCGGCTCGCAAAGATCTTCAGGTGCTGTCCCAGCGCGAGAAGGAGCTTCGCGAGGTTGTCCGTGAATACATGGTAAAGAACCAGATTGATACGTGTAACGTCAAGGATGGCGTCAAGGTGAACATGAAGGTGAAAAAGTCACGGGGGTCACTGACGAAGGACACGATCGTGAACGGCCTCACATCGTACTTTAGCGGCGACGAGGTCAAGGTCGAGGGTGCTTTCAAGGCGATCCAGGACTCGGCGCTCGTCCGCGAGTCTCAGGTGATCTCGGTCACTGGGTTAAAAGCAATGACCGAGTAGTAACCAATGGGGATCAATGACGAGTACTCCCGGGATGCATACCTCTCCGAGGATGTCGGTCCGGACGGACAAGACGAGAACGCACCGGACTCGCCGTTGCACCCAGAGGATTGGCAAGACTGGTACAGTGAGAAGCTGATGGACACATGGATGTCACTCAGGGCGATCGCCGAGGCGCACTACGTGGACAATTCGGTGCTCAGCCGTGCGCAGTACACGCAGTGGGTCGAATTCGTGATGAACCCCCAAGAGTGGGGTCTGGGGCGCGACGTGCGACCATCGGGGATCGTGCCGGAGTTGTGGGGGGGCGTGTGCGACGTCGACATCTTGGCAGATGTAACCTTCGAGCAGTTCCAAAATTTTGTCTTGTTCTATAGTTAAATGACAATCGATATCACCTCGACCAAGGTTATCGTCCCGGCACTCCTGTTCGCGGCACTCAGCCCGGGTCTCATCGTGCGTATCCGGAGTGGCCCCCACGCGGCCATTCTGAGCGCGCTCATGCTCGGCGTGGCTTACTTTCTGATTGCCAAGTTTGTCTTCAAGGTGACACTGACCAAGGCGGACCTGATCGTGCCGGTCGTGCTCGCGGTCCTGCTCACGCCCGGCCTGCTCGTGACGCTGCCCCCGGGCTCCGGTGGCGTGTTCCGCTCGGGCCAGACGTCGACGGTGGCGATCGGCGCGCACACGCTCGTGTACGCCGTTGCGTTCTCCCTGCTCCGTTCTTCTTTCCCCCAATATTACTAGACGATGAAGTACCTTTCACTCGGCTCAGGCTCAATGGGATTTTTCATTGAGCTCGGTGTCCTTTCAAAACTCGACATGTCTCTCGTCGAAGAGATTTCGGGCGCCTCTGCCGGCGCCCTCCTCGCATCTTTGTTTATGCTTGCCCGGGGTGATTGTCCAAAGATTTTGGATTATGCCCTGACAGTCCCGCTCAAACAAATGATGTCCCTGAATATCAAGTCGCTCTTGACGACATACGGCCTCGTATCCCAGACGAACATCCGGCTGGCGTTCGTCAACGCTATTCAAACCTTCATGAACAAGGATGATGTCACGTTCCGGGAGCTCTATGAGCATTACCCCAAAAAGCTTCATGTGACGGCCTACTGTATCGAGCTTCAGAGGACGCAATACTTTTCGGTCGACACCACCCCGGATGAATCCGTCGTCGACGTCTTGTGTGCCTCGATGGCAATCCCGTTTCTTGTGTCGGCCGTAAAGATCGGGCCGTGGACATTCATCGACGGCGCCGTCGAGGAACACGACCCGTGTGCATGTTTCCTTGAACGCCCCAAGGAGGATGTCCTTCGCGTGTGTGTATCATGGTCCGAGACGAGCTCGGTCGTGAAGGACTACAAGTCGTACCTATTG